GTGACTCAATTTCCCCAATATTAGGAACTAATAGTGCCATTTAAACAACTCCTTAACAACTTGGTGACGTTTGATAACTATCTTTATTTATAATTTTAATTTTAAAGAGATTAGAAATCTATTGATGTTATTTACCGATACCACGTCAAAAGTCAATATATCTCCAGCAACAATCGTTGTTGACCAACCCGTTAAATTATCATCTCTAACTTTTCTTTCGTTGGATAACTGGGGATAAACACCACCAACTATAGAGGTGAAAGTTGGAAAAGAAACATAATCTGATTTTTTAATGTCTAAAATCAAGTCTCCCTGTTGGTCAGAAAGTATTGTTAATGACTCTAAAATTCCACTAACATCTAAAGTAACAGATCCTTTATTACCACTCAACATAGTAACTGAACCACTGTCAACTACATAATTAATTGTCCTTGTCAGATCTGCAGTAGTGGCAAGTGCTATAATGAATACATCATCACCAGGACTTGGTGCGACAGTAAAAATTATATTGTCGGTTGAAGTAGTGTAGTCTTCAATTGGTTCCATTACCAAGTTATTCTTAACAACGATTAGTTGTTGATCATTTATTGGAACATACGAATTTCCACTTTGACTCAGCCCAAAAGTATGAGCCACACCTGTAAACTGAGCATTTAATTCATCAAGAATGATGTTGCCATACTGAATTGACTTAGTTGGAATCTCATAATCGACGCCAACTCTAAATGGACCAGGTTCGTTAAGCGTTACTATGTAATCTGACATTACGATACTCCTGGTGTTACTAGGACATTTCCTTGAACTGCTCTAGTTCTATATGATTGTGGAGAAATCAAAATAACATCATAAACATATCTACCACCTTCAATGTCTCCAGTTGCAGTGTAACCCATAGAAACGGTTATTTTTCCATTCAACCGATCCGTGAATGAAATACTTAATGGATATGCAGTTGAAGATGATGGGTGTTTTCTTATTGAAGAAATCCCCGTATATCCAGTCAAATTTAATGGTGCATTATTTGTATTCCTGAGTGTGAAGGTGGCTTGAAAGTCAACTCCCTGTTCAAGAACTAGATTTACATTCCTTGCCGCCATTATTAGTGCTCTTTTTAGTTATTTATGATTGGGTCGTTAGTTTATTCACCAATTCTTTCATCATGCCCTTCAATTCACTCAGTTCATTTTTTATACTTTGAATTTCCTCCTTTTCTTTTAACTTTATTTTTTTAGCTTGTTCATAAGAAGAAAACTCACCACTTGAAGAATTAATAATGGCCCCTGTTTCAGAATCTCGATATAATCCAGGTTGGCCTTCTACTGGTATTTTCATAATTAGACAGTTGCAATTGCTCTTAGATTTTCTATTTGTGGTACATATGATGTATTTGTACCAGTCATGATAATTTTGATTTGGAATCCGTTGAATAGTGGTAAGTTATTAGCCGTAAATTCATATGATCCAAGATCATCAATTGATTCTGATGGAACAACTTTTTTATCAGGTCTACCGTTATTATTTGCGGCTTCAATTACATTTCCATCCGAATCTAAATTATCATATCCAGGGAATAATTCATATAGTTGAAGACTTGGATCAGAATCAGTTCTAAACAATCTATACATGACTCTAATATCACTACTTGAATGTCTATATGCATCAAATAGAACTTTCAAACTATCAGAACTCTTTTCTAGATTAATAATCTTACTAACATAACTTGCAACACTAGGATCAAAGTACAATGAATTCACTCTTGGATCAGTTGCATAGTTTGAAACTTTAGAGTTAATTCTATTAGCAGTAGTAATAACATTGATTCTTTCAAGATCCAACATTGGAGAAACTTTTGGATCTGTTGTTGAAAGAGTAAACTCCATTGTAAATGACTTCTTGCCTGGATAATCAACAAGATGTTGATCTTCATTGACTTGTGAACAAATTATTCTAGGTGTACTCATCAAATTGTTGGAATTCAATGAGATTTCCTCAAATCCCTGATCAACAAACGCAGTTTGTGAATTATTATCTGGGGAACTTCCAGAGAATGTTCTAATTTTAGTCGATAACTCAGTTTGTGATGGAATCATATAACCAATATTTGGTCTGACTAAGTTGAATGGGATATTCTGAGTTGCATGTGGAGTCTTATTAGATTGACTTAAGGACAATCCACTATAAGATCCACAAGTTTTGTCTTGTAGGAAGAATAGTTCTGGATAACCATTTGCATTTCCAGTTGTTCTATCTACACCAGATTCATCCATCTTGAGTTTTACATAATAATGATCAGTGTCGGTTGGATATTTGTTGTGATCAGTGTTTGCTAAATTATGAGTTTTATTGATTCTCCTCAAAGAAACTCCATTTAGTTCATATTTAAATACTGGTTCAGTTTTTAAATGTTTTGTTGCTTTTGTTGAATCGATACCTCTTGTAATTCCAGTTAATGATGTTGTTGAAGTTTGAATTCCAGTGTATTTAATAATTTCATCGTCAATGATTACATAACCTGGATTAATAGCCGAAACGGCAACGTTTTCAAATGTTGTTAGAATTCCAACCGAATTTACAACAATACTTGATGTAGATGAAGCCTCATAATCTGCAGACATGGTTAGTGGTTTCAAATCTGGTTCAATTCCACTCAAAGTTACATAATCATTTAATGAATACATTCCATGATTTCTATGCGTTACCTTGAAATGTAGACCATCTGAAATTGATTCAATATAATTTACGGTTGCATCAGTCAATACTGAGGTTCCACTAGTGCCAACATATACTAATTCGGAAGTTGCATTTTGAACAACTTGTCCTTGCACTCTATCAATGACCAAAGTATTGAATGAGGATATAACTCCTACTTGTTCTGGAACTGTTATAATTAAATTATTACCCAGACCACTAGTTTGCGTATAATCAACCTCTAAAGCATCTCCATAACCATATCCAGTACCTCCAACAGAAACTGTTGCAGCTACCGCAACTCCACCACTTATCGTTATGTTAACTTTGCCTCCAGATCCCCTACCAGTTAGAGAAACTAGACTTACATCAGAATAAGTTTTACTTGATGATGTAAATCCATAACCTGGATTTACGATTGTCAAGTTGCTGCCTACTCCAACAGCTCCAAGAACATTGTTAAGTTTTCCGCTAAAGTTCTGATTATTAATTTGTAAAATAGTAACCCCAGGGGTCAAGTTCACCTGTTCAGAAGATGTGAAACTCTTAGCTGTTCCAACTAAAACTGAATTTGAATTTGAACTGATAGGATTCTGTTTTAGAGCTGCGACCTGTTTATTACCTGTATTTAAAACAGGATTATAGAATCTAACTGTAGAACTTCCATTATAGAATTCAGCTCTATACAACTTCATTTTCAAGTCTTCATATTGACTTGGATCCCAAGTTGCTCCATTTTGAGATTTAAATAATGATCCCAAGAGAGGTTGTTGAGAAACTAAAATCTTTTCAGATTCTGGTTTATCTTTTGTAGTGACATCCTCTTCGCCCATTCTAGAAATATAAACTGTATATTGGTTTGAAGCGGATAGTAATACTACACAATAAGAATTTCCGGGATCTAAGTAAACTGGAGATGGGAAAGTAAACGATGTTGCTACACTACCATCGGTTGATGTATTTACTTGTGATGGATCAAGAACAATTTCGCCAAAAGGAACAATGGTTGTGGTTGGAAGTCCAGTTTGCATTGTTCTGATCTGCATAGTTATAGGCAGTTCATTAGTATCTTTAGTCGCAAAATAAACATCGCATTTTGTAATAAACACTCCGTTTTCATCAACAACTTCAAAGGATTGGGCGAGAGGGTCAACCCATTTTGTTTGCTTTTTAACCTTAGTATTGAATACAGTATCTGCAACAACTTTAGTAGTTGTTTTGGAGATTGCCTTACTCTTTTCTAAAGTTTCTTTTGATACCTTAGCATTTTTAATCTTCAGGGTGACATCTTCAACGTTATTGAGTGTACCTGCAGAGGTAAACTTACCCTCAGCTGAAGATCCAACTGTACCAACAACAGTGCTATTTGTAGAACTAGTTGTTAATGTTAATGTTTTTGGTCCAGTCTCAAATTGTGGATTAGATGGAAGATTTGGATCTGGAATGTATAAAGATCCAATTACTGTACCAGACTTATCTGTAATTAATCTAATATCGGAAATTGTCGCTACAGCTCCACTTGTTTGTCCAGTAAGTTTCATCCCCTTTACAACTGATCCATAGAAAGAAGAAGCTGTTTGCAATTCTAATGAAGCTGTGTCAACATTCAGTATTGTTGAAGTTGATGAATATGATGTTGGTACATTTTCAGCAGTGTTATATGGATTTTGAGTAAACTTTTGGGTTGGGTTGTTATATGGACCATACTTGTGGTCTGCTTTTGCTAATCTAAATTGAACTGTTTTAGCACCAGAATATCCAACAACTGTTTCCCCAATACTAAAGTTACCAGAAGACATTTTTACTTCAAGTAATTTTGGAACAATATACGAAGACATATCAACATTATCAAAGAATGGATATACTCTCGTATTTGGTTTCATTCTCTTGGCAATAAATTCAATATTTCTGGATCTCAGAGTAAGTATAGTATCTGTAGAAACGACATTCGGACCTAGACCAATTTCTTGCCAAGATTCGGAAACTTTATATTGAACTCCTTTTTTAGTTGCTGTTCCAGTTTTTGTTGTGGTTACATTTTTAAATGTTGTATATTGTTCTTTGTAGGTTTTGGTTGTCGTAATCGGAATACCTTTTCCGTGTTGGAAAGAACCTTTTTGGGTTTTTTTGGAAACTAATTGACTGCCAACAAAGATTTTTCCTAAGTTTTCGGTATTTGTTACTTTTTTACCAGTCCAATCTTTTTCCCAAGCTCCCCATTCAATTGGAGATAGTCCAGTGTTTCCGTCAATATTATACTGAGATATTGTATCAGAATAATTGCCTTCAACCTCCTTTGTTTTATATGCAATACTAGTATCAATCCAAGTGTCAGATTCTGGATTTAACGTGATATCTCCAATCCAGTTAACAACGTGGAAAGGATTAACATTTTCCGTTCTAGTTGCAAATTTATTTTCTACGTATACTTTTTCACTATACTTGAGAGTAATTGTTTTTCCAGTCTTAACAACATTTGGGGATCCAAGATTAGATACAAAGTTATAATCTATAGTTGGGTTTGATGTGCTTGCAACACCAACAATAGCTTCAGAACCCAACAATAGATCAAGGGAAGTTGTATAATGTTGTGGTCTCAATATTCCATTTTCAGTATCAATACTACACCTATAGGCAGGATCCAATAGGTTTCCAGCTAAAGCACTCTTAAAGTTATCGACAAAGAATCCACTCTTGAACTTATCTAAACCTGTTGTAGAATCTTTTATTGTAAGAGACTTAGTTTCATTTTCCAATAAGGACAATGAAGTATAGTATTCGACATTCTTCAATCTTTCCTCAATACGTTGAATATCTTTCATTCTGTATCTCTTATGTGATACAGAATTTACATCAATATTTTTAATATCATAAACATATGGTGGATATTTGATAGTTGCTATTTCAATAGCATTATCAAGAGTATTTGGAGATTTGGGATATAGTGAAGGAACTCCGTTAATAATCTCAAACTTGCCATCTTTTGTTAAGAACAATCTGTCAATTCTTCCAACAAAATACTTATATGAAATGTTGGAGTTTTTATCTTTTGCAAATAAGTGTGGTGATGAATTTGTATCAGATTCAAAAGTTCTGGATTCAAACTCAAATGGAGAAGTGGTTAATGATGTATCATATTCCAAAACTCTTGGTCTAACGTCTATAATATCGCTAGAAGATATAGAATCTACAAATGGCAAATCATTTTTATATCTAGAAACCTCATATGAATTTACACTTACAAAATCTCCATCATCATTAGCTTCTAGCGTGTAGTGACTATAAACAATCTTTAGTTTTTTAGTAGGAGAAGGATTTTCGTCCTTTCTGAAGATAAAGGAGAAATCTGCATAATCTGGTTTTTGTCCAGGTTCTAAAATATAGTCATCTATGATATTTCTATCACCCTCTAAGAACGAACCAATAATTGCAGATATTCCAGACTCTTCAAAAGTTACTCTTTCCCCAATAATATATGAATTTTCATTAGCATAAACAAATTCTATCTGGTTAGTTCCATTAGTAGTTACAAAATAACTAACAGTTTTACTATCTTCTCCCAATATCCTTTCGCCATTCAAGGCATTAGTTACATTACCAGTTATATTATTAAGAACAAGTTTTGGAAGATCTGGTTCATTTGAATCATTTGATTCATAAATTCCAAGAACAGTCTGAACATCTGGGACATTTAGAGAAATTTGTTTATCTTGAACCCTTGTTCCATAAACACTACTATAAGTCAATCCATCAGATATACTGGTAGTACCAACCCCAGAAGAAGTTGTTGCAGATCTATCAACAATAAGTGTTGAACATCTATTATAAACTTTCTTCCTAGACTTTACTTCTTCTTTTTTGAATGTAACTGTCAATATTGCTGAACCATTTTCACTAAGTCCACTTAATGAAACTGTATTTCCAGAAACAGAAACTTTCTGAGAATTTAAAGATTCAACAGTTCCTGTAGATGTATATGTTAGTGTATAATCTTCTTCATCAAAAGGTTCTAAAGAGAATAATGAATCTGATTCAAGAGTATTGCTGAAAGCATTTGATGAAACAGTAATATTGTATGATCTTCTTATAACAATATCTGTTCCAGTAAAGTTAATACTAGATACATTTGGATATTGTAATGTGGAGTATAAGTATGCGGAAGTACTGTTTAAAATTTCAGCAGTTGATTTATAAAAGTCTGTTACACTAATAGTTCCAGATGGAAGTGAACCAATAGAAACATTAGAAACTGAAGTTGTAGATTGAAGTGTTATAGAATTACCTGTTGTAGATACAGAATTAACTCTATTATAAGTTGGTAGAGTGTCTCCACTCTTAGAATAAACTACAATGTCTCCAGTTTTGATACCAACGAAAGTTTTGTTAGCACTTGTGACTGTACTTATTCCACCAGAACCGGCTGATATAGTATATGTTGCTCCAGAACTTGATATCTGAACCAACTTAGACAAAATTGGATCAGCGGTAAATGATACTCCATTAGTACCAACAATTTGGTGAACATCGGAAATATCATAGTCACGAAGTTCTTTAATTGTCCTGGTATTATCAATACCATTGATTTTTATAGCTTCATTTTTTGAGAAAGTTCCGGAAACCTGATACAATACAACTTGAGTATCATTAGTTATACTGGAAACCAAATATCCAGATGCTCCACTATTCTTTCCTTCAATAAATGCTGGTACACTAATAGAAGTTGCTGAACTTAGTTGTAGATAATTATATGTTTGAATATCATACAATGAGGCTTCAAACTTAGTTGATTCATTTTGATATTCTGCATTCTTTAATTTTAAATCGTATATTCTTGCAACTCCAATGGAAATGCCATTTGAAGATCCTGGAGTTGAGGTTCTGTTTGAATATAAGTTAACTATTGAAGTGCTTCCGAATCCAACTGGAGCAGATCCATAAACATTATTTAACTCTAACTGTTTACCTAGAGTAAATGGAACATTTTCATTATCTATAGACTCAGTTGTTCTTGGTTTTGAAATATCAATCGAAGTTGTATCAATAGTCTCTATCTCATATCCTCTGACATATGCTTTTCCAGGGGATATTTGTAAAGTCAAAAGATCCTCTGAAGGTACATTATTACTTTTTGTTATTTGATTTTTAAGATATATGCCATTATTTCCAGTTCCATCATTCAAACACTCTTTTGGTATGACTTTAAATGGAGTTACATAGTAGTCGCCAGACTCATCATAGGTTCTTCTAGCTAATTCATCTCTTATTAGATTATAACTACTTTCTTTTACAAACTTTTCTACAACACCATCTTGAATTCTAATTAATTCAATAAAATTTTCATCATTAAAATCATCTAAACTCTTTTTGATAAGTGTGGCAGATATTTTAAGTCTATCTGCACCAGGAGCTGCGAAATTTGAAAATCCTCTTGCATTATCATACAAATCCGAATTTGTCTGAGAAGCAACTTCAATAGTTTCTTCAATGAAAAGACCAACTCTATTTGAAGGAGTTGTTCCATATTGATCTAGGATGATTGTTTGAGAAGGAACTTCTACAAAGAATCCCCTAATGAAAAATACACCTGTTTCTATTTTTGCAGCTGATCCAGAACCAGTTGCGTCTGAAATTATACAAGTTGCAAAGGTAGAATTTTCCCTAATAGTCGATAAACCATAATCCAAATCACCAAGTAGTACTAAATTTTCTCCATCAGAAAATTCTGTACTTGTGAAATCAGTGTCGCTTGAACTCTGATATTTTACATATAAAGTATAATTGCCATTTTCAGAATCAACGTCTGTAATATAATTTTCAACTAAAGCTGTTAGACCACTACTTTCGCCTTTAATATATTTTCCAACTAACCGTGAGAGATACAGGGATACTGGAATTCCTAGGTGGTTTGCATCTATCTGAACATAGAAATAGTCAGTATCGTAAGCGGACTGTCCTGGTATTACTACGGAACCTTCTTTAAAAAAGTGTTTACCAAACTTTTCTACTTGGTCCTGTAATATTGATTGCAGGGTTGTTAATTCTCTAGCCTGAATTGGAATTCCTGGCTTAAACAGCACTCTATGATAATTTTTTGTTGAGTCAAAATCGTCAAAATATGGTGATGCATTTAGATTAGTGTTTTGTGCCATTTTGATTTAGAACTCCAGTACAACTTTGATATCTTCTTTTTGGCTAGCTGATCTAGGAATCGGTGCCCTGTTATCTATGTAGATGATTTCACCAGATTTCTTATTGAATTCTGCAGATCCAATTCCGGATACGAAATCAATGCCCAACTGGTATATCTTATTATTTATTGTGGTGGTTATACCATTAAAATTAGTATCAATTGATAGGGCTGGTCCAACAATAGATGAACATTCAATGGTCGTACCATAACCAACATCTGGTTGGGAAGTAAACTTCAAAAGTTTGAATCCAGTTTCACTAGAAGCCAATCCAGTTGGTTGATAGTACTTAAGGACTCCAGTAATGTTATCCCAAGAAGCTACATATCCAATAGCAGTAGAACCCAGTCCGACAGTTTGTTTGATAATAGAGTCAACACCATATGTCGTATTAGTAGTAACCCCACTCAATTTTACAGCTTGCAATCCACTAGCAAGAGATAAATCTAGAACCTGTGTAGTGCTACTTGGAACCGTTGGATTTTTAATAACCCCAACTCTTGCAAAATCATTTCCAAGTATTACGTCTGGGTTTGTTTCCAAAGTTTCGAATCTGGAATACAAAAGAACTCTGTAGACTCCCAACTCTCTATAAACATCATATCCATGACCGCCCTTCGGTGGAATAATAACGTTGAAAGACGCTCTAGAAGTAGTTCCGACTCCAGTATTGGTTAGAGCGTTAATTGGACCGCCAGAATCCGATCCTGGTGCTCCTGGATAGAGTTCAACTGTTCCATATGTATACCCAGATCCACCTTCTGTAACGATAATTTCAGAAACTTTTCCAAAAGAATCTATAGTTACTGTCGCCTTTCCTCCAGAACCATCACCTAAAATAGGTACATTAGAGAATGATGTAGAAATTGGTTGATAATTTGTTCCTCTATCATTAATAAGTACGATTTCAATCTTACCATCAATTGCATTGTTTTTAGTAGATATACTTTCTCCAGTCGTACCCCAATTTTCTGGCACTGGAATATATTCAATAGAATCAAATTTTACAATTTCGGAAGGTTTGATAGTATAAAGATATTTCCAAATATATCCGTCTCCAGAAGTACCCGCAGCTCTTGGTTCTAAGTCAACAAATGTTGGTTGATCATACGATGGTCTTCCTTTTGGATTTTCTGGATCAGTTCCATTTTGAAGACATACATAAACTCTAAAATCTTCATTTACTATGTAATAATCTGATTCGTATAAAGATGTGGAGTTAGAAACTGGAGTTGGATTGTAAACATTATAATCATGCCTGTACATCTCGTAGGTATTTCCAGCAACCCACTGCACTTTTCTAACAAGTCTTCTCACATCCTGAGATGTGATCTGTTTCATCGCAATTATACTTTCCTTTATTTGATTTTCTTCCCTAAAACCATCTAAAGGAGCAGGAGTATTTGTGTTCCAAGTACTAGTTCCACCAGCACGAACATCGAGGCTATTGGGAAGTCCAATAAAAGTATAGTATTTGTCACTGGTGTTTGCCACACCAGTGATATTTTTCACAAAACTCTCAGCGTTCAATATTCTAAATTGATCTGATATAATTGCAGGCATTTTAGTTAAAACTTTTTAGTTATTTATTTAAGAATTAGAGTCCTCTAGTTCTGAAGACTTGTGGATTTGTTGAAATTCCAGATAAACCATTGTCATTGTAAACTTCAAAAGATTTTGGATTGTCCAAAAGTCTGTTCTGATAATCAAAAATCTTACCCCAACTATATCTACCATAGAATCCATTTGTATTTACACCAGTGTAGCTTTCGCCTCTAGCATAAACTTCAACATAATTTCCAAATAGTCCCTCAATAGGTGCAAAGTGACAAGTAACGGTTACTATACCCAAACTTTGTTGAGTAACATCTTCAACAATGTAAACACCATCTAAGAATGAAACTGCTGTTCCAACTTTGGACGCAGGATAATTAGACATTCCACCCAAAGTTGTTGTAATTCCAACTAAAGGTTGTCCTATTTCAACATTACTGTCACTAATAACAAAGTAATCACCTTTATTTAATTGACTGTAAGTTACACCCAATTGATTCAGAGAAGAATATCCAATTCCGAGAGTACTATTATCATAGGTCTCGGACTTAAGAACAAAATCAATTTTTGGTGATGTGGTTCCAATTCCAGGAGTTCCTGCAACGAAAGTGTTTACACCAATAATTGTTCCAAAGTCACCAACCACTTTAATAGAAACAACCCTTTCGGTTTTACTCTTATCTTGTTCTATAATCACTGGAGGTGGACTGGATTGTAAATAACCAAATCCTCCATTGGCAATTTCTATAGAAGTTACTATTCCAGATGTAACTGAAGCAGAAGCTGTAGCTCTGTTCAATGTTGGTTCAGAATATATTGCAGTTCCTGCAGAACCAACAGAAATAAATCTACCTTCAAGACCAAAGGATGGAACTGAGACAATATCTTTAAGTATATTGGATTGATTAGTTTCTCTCAAAATCCAAGTAGATAGATCGAATGAGTAATAAAGATTACCACTAGAATCTAAAGCAATATAGAATCCATTATACTTTATTTCTACAAAGTCAACACTAACATTTGTAGATATTAATTCAAATACTTTTGGAGTTATTGTTCTTATTACTGTTCCACCGTCTCCAACAGCTACAAAAACTCCATCGGAATATATTACATCATTCAAATTACTCAGAGTAGGTGTGGAAAGTCTTTCCCAAACAATTGCATCAAAAGATCTTAGTATAATTCCACCCTCACCAACTGCAATTGTCTGTGAGTTGTTGGATGTCACACTGTTCATGTCACCAAGAACGCCAGAGAACTTACTTATAAATGCAGTGGTGCCAATACCAACACCAGTAAATATCGATCCACCGGCACCAACGGCAACCCAAGAGTCAACGTTATTTACATAGTGAACATCATTGAATACTCCCGTATAAGAAGTACCAACTTTTGCGACAACACCTGCACCGGAAACAATAACTTCTTCTAGAAGTCCAATGTTTTCCCAGTTACCAATTGTAAGTCCATAACCTAAAGATCTGCTGACTACTGCGTAATCTCCTACAGCAACATATGAGTTTGTTCCTCCACAAGAAACTGCATTGAATCCAATTGTTCCTGCGTATCCAACTAATCCAGAATTCCAGTTTATACCATCACTAGTTATTGAATAAACCGAATTATTTCCAACAGAAACTACAGTATTTCCAACATCAATAGAATTCAATACGTAAGAAGTTGGAATTCCAACAGTAGGTCTCCAATCGTTTATAGGATCTTTTGTTGATATCGCTGCAAGAGAGATGCTAACTTCAGGAGAACTTGTATATGCATAACCAGATCCAGAATCAGATAGTACTACAGATACAATTGTAGAAGCAGAAGAAACTACGCAAGTTCCAATTGCTGGAGAAGTTACTCTTGTCTCATTGATGAGAATATCTCTAAGATCTTCTCTTAAGAAATCAATGTCCGTAAATATTGGATATGCATTATCAACATAGATTGAAGTATCAGACTCCCCAATAGGTTTTATAACAGTTGCATTTGGTCTTATTATACTCCTCAAACTTGGTCTTGCTTTTGAGTATAAGGCTCCACTTATAACTCTATCTTTTCTCTGTTTTCTCCATGTCAATGGTCTCAAATTAGTAACATCTGGATCAATTCCAAAACTGTTGTAGGTAAATGTGTCAAATTGATCTGAGGCTACTAGTTTTTTAACTACCCTTTCGAATTGATCGGTGTCGAGATTTCTAAATGGATTTTCATTAATTGTAATAAAATCACCCTCTTTAATTGTTTTTGGTGGAGAAACTTGTTCAACATCTAAAGAAGATCCTCTATAATAATAAATTGAACAGGTAGAATTTGCTTTTGGTGGTTCTGTGAATGAAATTCTTGAACCAGAGTAAGTATATGCATTACCAGGAATTTGCAATACGTCGTTGATATACACAAATATATTATTTGTAATATCTAAATCAGATCCTTTTGGAGTCTTAAGACTGATTATTTCTTTTACTCCACTAGTAGTAACACTTAAAGTAAACTTCCTTCTAAAACCATTAAAATTAGAAGCTATATCATCGAATCTAATAAACTGACCAGGATAGAAACCATTGAAAGTATCAGTTTGAACTTCTTCAACTGTAAATCTAAATTCCTCAAAAGCTGTTCCAATTCCGTTATTAATTAAAAGATCCTGTACTTTTAATATATCTCCAACTTTGTAGGCTGTTCCTGGTTTATCAATCTTAAATGATATTATACTAGAACCTTGACCGACAACAACAGAAACCTTCGCACCTTCACCCAAACCTGAGGAACCACCAGTGTACGCTACACCAAGATTGCTGTATCCAGTAGGAATGCCAATGACAACTTGAGGTAAAGAAGTTGTAGTATATCCCGTTCCAGGATTTGTGATCGTAAATCCTGTTATAGTTCCACCTGCACTAACACTGGCAGTAACACTTGCACCATATCCAATAGTTGATGCAATACTTACGGAAGGTTCACCTCTGTAACCAGATCCTATTCCAGTCAGAATTATTGAAGATATTGTTCCAGCTGCAGAAACTACCGCTGAAGCAGCAGCACCAATAAACGGTACGTAACCAAATCCACTATTTTGAGATACTTTAGAGATTCTTCCAGCACTTGGAGTCCCTGTCAAGAATCTTAGAACATTTTCACTAGAACCATCAACTGTATAATCGACACTAGATTCTTGGACAACATTGTTTATCATGATAATTGGATTATTGTTTATGTTAGATCCAAAATTAACATCATTAAACAAAGCCGTTGTGGTAGAACCATTTGATTTTACCGTAAATTCAGTTGCACCAAGTCCAGTAAATGATAAAGATATATCATCAAATAGTATATTCTTGTCTTCTGGATTGGTCGATTCATCAAATTTTCTTGAGAATACTCTTCCACCAAAGATAGATCCAGTCTCAAGTCCAACTGGACCAATTTTTCCGTAAGGCGGTGTAGTGAAGTAAACGGTGTCACCAACAACGTTGTAGTCGCCACTCTTAACTGTTGCTGCAACTCCGATAGTGTGTATACCACTTTGAGTTCCGAGGAATCCTCTTTCCACACCAACTAGATTTGCACCATAAACCTCAATATTTTTGATTTGCATAAATTCATCATCAATATTAATAATATCATATGGTGCTGTCTCTTATACACATCTGACGCTGCCGACG